TACGACCAGTCCACACCGAGATGTTTAGGTCAATTAACATAGAACTATTCTGAATCATTTGTTTCTCCTTCATCTATGTTGCGTTCGTCTTCTACTGCGCCCAAGTAGCCGTCTACTTCTGAGGCTACATAGTCGGGAATTTCAGATAGCGTTTCCCTTGTGCCGTCTTCCCACTCAACTTCAATAGTCCACCATACGATTCGCTTCATTTGCTTCTCCTCACTTGTTAACACCTGTTAATAAATTACTGCACTCTTACTGTCTTACCTACTTCACTTACTACATCCGTTGTGATACCCCACAATGTTGGGCAATCCCAATCACCCCATTGAGATACATAACCATCAGTCAATATCACCGCACACTCGGGCTTGAGCTTATGAGCCTTGATATACCGAGGCATACATGCGGGGTCTGTGCCACCACCGCCTCTTGGTTTAGTAGATGAGAGTAGATTGTCTAGGTCGTCTTGGTCATACTTCTCATGACTGCACACATCAGTATCCCAATACAACAGGTCAATACCTTCGGGCTTAACTGTTTCGCATATCTTACGCACCTCACCCAAGAACTGACCGATCTCATTCGTGCCGATAGAGCCTGACATATCAATTCCCACAACGATACGCCCCACACTTTCCCCGATAAGACTAGGCATATAAACATCTTGGTCAATCCACCTACGAGATGGTCTGCGCCATGTCGATTCGTCTTTGTCCACACAGAATGAATTAACAAACTCACGCAAGGCTTCTCGCCAATCAACCTTAGACTGCAACGCATCAGTAACTTCTCTTGGCACATTACCCTTCATCTTGCCAGCGAGTATTGAACCTTGACGCAAGGCTTGGTCTACATCCTTAGCCAACTGCTCTTTCTCCTCGCCTGTCATACCATCTGCACTTTCCCAATCATGCGAGTCAAAGCCACCCATGCCACTACCTTCTTGCACAGGCACATCCTTGCCTTCTTGATCCCCAACTGTTTTGACATGGACTGAACCCTTGTCTGCCTGTTGTTTGAGATCACGATAGACTGAGCCAGCATCCCAACCCCGATACTTCGGATCAAGCAACCCTTCGGGGGGTAAGCCAACCTCAACCGCTTGCGGGTCTGAGTCTACGATCATCTGATTGATTACATAGTCGCATGCCATATTCGCCAACTGAGCATGCTCTTTGTAAAGATGTTTCCATGTTGTCGTATGTCGGAAGGCTTTGTGTAGATTCTCATGCAAGATAACACCACGCACATTTACCTCACTTAGCTTGTCGATAAAGCTACGACCATAGAATGTATCTCGACCATTCGTGCAAGCTGTTGGCACATCATCTTTGACTTCGGTCTGCCCGATCATGAAGATACCTGAATACAAACAATAATTGGGGTTCTTCATCAACTGCACATGGGCACGCTGAACTCGTTGCTCGGCTGATAACTTAGCCATCATTACTCTCCTTATAAACATCTGTTAATAAATTGTTGAACGCTGGATCAATCTTGGTTAGTTCGCTTTCGTGTCTGATCAAAGACATAGGACTACTTCTATCTAAAGGAAAGACCAAGTGATACTTAGGGTTAAAACCTAACTGCGTAATAACCCCAACCCAATCGTTAGCCACCAGCACATAATCACCAACATTTAGAATAGCCATTGGTTTTTAAGAGCCCAATCTTTGAACTCACCATTCATGACACAGAACGCTTGCTTAGGGGATTTCATCACGCTTGTAGCGAACAGGGCTTGCCACTCCATGTCCATACGCTTGACATACTGCATCCACTTGCTGAGAGTTTCCTTGTCCACCCGACTGATAGCACTAAACACCAA